TTAGGAAATGGAGGAGGAGAACCTGGAAATATTTTACAACCTGGAGAAACTAGAGCTTGGGATACTGATTTAGTTAACGCTATTGTTATTAATCCAAATGTAGATATATCAGATTCAAGATACGCACCAAGAGAAATTAGTGGCACAAAAATTAATGGATACTACAAACAATTTGCTAGTGTTGTTAGGAAAGAAGACCCAGCCAATGGTTATCAAATTGAAGGTCAGCAATTTTACCCAGAATTAATTGCTGAAATGAGAATTGAAATTTCTAGTGAGGACGGTAATGGTAATGATGGTACTGGTTATAGTGATTTAAATGAAGCAGCCTTATATATAGACAACCCATCAATATATTTACCTAGTTCATCTTCAGCAACTATGGATTACTTATCAGTTAATTCAATTATCAAAATGGGTAATTTTACTAATAATATAAAATACGTATTTGATCAAGGTACAGACATAACTAATGTCCTTCCTGGAGATAGAATAACAGTCACTAGTTCTATTAATTCTGTCAATGACATTACCAACGCTCTTATTTTAGAAATTGGTTATGAAATGCAGGGATGCTTAGCTTATGTAATAATTGAGAATCCTAATGGTATCAGTGAAGGACCATATTCAGGACACGTAACACTTGCAAGAATAGCGATGCAATCACAAATTGCTGATATTGCTATGTTTTCAAGAGTTGCATTTAGTACTATAAGAAAGACCGTAGATAGAGAAATAGTCTTTCTTTGGAAAATTTACTTCTAAAGAAAGCTGAACAAAATTAAAACTTACTTTTAAAACTAGTGAAAGGAAACAGAAATATGAGTATGCATGTATCACCCGGAGTATATACTAAAATAATTGATCTGAGTGAATTTCTGCAAGACCTTCCTGGAACAAATGGATTTGTATCTGTATTATCTAAAAAGGGACCTGATAACCAATTAGTCTACATTGGTAATGGAAGAGATCTTAAGCATAAATTTGGAGATCCAAATATATCTGATTTCGGTCAGCAATATTCACAAGGATTATATGTTGCAAGAAACCATTTAATTTCAGCAACATCATTATATATTATAAGAGCATTGCCTTGGGATGCTACTTATTCTAATATATTTTTAGCTCTTCAGCTTGTAACACCACCAATTCCATCAAGTTCAACAGCTGGTGACGCAGCACCTCTAAAACCAGAAATGGTTACTGTAAGTTTCCCATCCATGAATTCAGTTCGTGAACTTGATAGCAGATTAATCGAACCTAATATATCTGATTGGGTAAATGAAGCTGATACAGGTGGAGTAGGATATAGTGATGGATTTTTAGCTTACTTCAGACCAATCGGTAGAGGTGATTACTATGACAATTTAGGTATCAGAATATTAAAGAATGTTAACCCATATAAACCAGGTATCTATAGCTTGGAAATTTATGAAACTCAAATGGATGGTAGTGATGTTATCATTGAAACTTTTGAAGTTTCTTTTGATCCAAAACTTTTAGATAGTAGCGGCGAATCTACCTATATTGAAGATGTTGTTAATAAATTTTCAATACAGATGAGATGTAAAGTTAACGCAAACGCTTTAAATGTTTTGGATACAGTAGAGGCTGAATTTCATAAAAATGAAAATTCTGATACGTATCCTAACAATCCATATCTCACAGCTGATGTAATAAATAATTATTCATCAAATGTTCAAAACTATATTGATGCTGGTGGGATGGATTTAGGTTATAAAGAATGGATGAAACAAGAACTTAAGGTTCAGTTAGCAGATGCACAAACAGCATTACAAGATGCTCTTGATTTGTTAACTGCAGCTAGACAAATGCCTCAAACAACTGTAACTGAAATCAACGACAGAAATGATGCTATAATTTCTGCAACTACTCAAGTAGCTCAAGCTAGAACTGATTTAAATAGTTTGAAAATACAGTATGAGGATTTAATCAACTTTGATATCTTAACCACAAAAGATCCAAATACTAGAACAGCAACTCTTGAAGCTATTCATTTAGGTAATGGTTCTGATGGAACATTATTTGATCTTGATCCAAGAAGTGGTAAGAAGATATTAAATGAAATAGTAGCAACTCAAGTCTTATCTATGGCTTATATGGGTTTAGTTGAAAATCCAAATACTAGTGAAGTAGAAGATAAGGTTCTTGATACTGACGACCTGTTCCTTGATCTTGTTTATGATGCTGGTTATCCAGAGAATGTCAAGATTTCAATTTCTTTCTTAGTTGATGAATCAAGAAGAGATTGTATGATGATATGTGATAACGGGGATAATGTTAACTATGAACAAGCTAGATTAGCTGCAGATTCTCCATTATTCAATTCACGTTATATCGCAAGATATGAAGGTTACAGTAAAGTATATGATGTATTTACTGGAAGAGACCTTTGGGTTTCCCCTGTATATCATATGGCAAAAATTATAACTCTTACTGATAGAGAATATGAACTTTGGTATGCACCTGCTGGTTTTAACAGAGCTACCATCGATGATATTAAAGAATTGAGATGGAGTCCTAAATTGGGTGAAAGAGATCAATTGTATATGGTACAGCTGAACCCAATTGTTAAGTTCAATGTTGGTTATACTGTATGGGGTCAATTAACTACACAGAAAAGACCAACTGCTTTACAAGATGTCAATGTAATGCGTTTAGTCCTATACATTAAAAGAATGTTAGAACAGTTCTTAAAGTTCTTCATTTTTGAATTTAATGATGCTGAAACATGGAACTCAATTTCTCAAGGTATAGCACCATTCCTTGAAAGTATTAAACGTAAAAGAGGCTTAAAGAATTACTCAATTGAAGTCGGAGCAAATGATTACGAATTCAAAAGAAAAATCTGTCATGTCAATGTAATTCTTGAACCTATGAAAATCATTGAACGTATTGAACTTAACTTATTTATAAAATAACATATTCGTGATATAAAGGAGAACAATCATGAGCACAGGAAACGCATTTGCTTCTGTACTTCGAAATAACTTTGACAGAAATTTCGGTGGTACAGTATTTGGTGTTGCTGATCCTTATGTCAGCGGTTACCATTTTTCAAAATTCGTAAAGCTACCATCAACCCTTATAAATTTCGTATCTTACGGTGATGGTGTGAAACCAGCTGAAATTTTATCAAGTGAAACACAGATATCCAATTTTTTAGCAGGTTCTTGTTTATCAGTCACACCTCCGGGTGGAACATTAGAAAAAACTGAATTTACAGGACTTGGTGGAATTAAATATAATGTACCAACAACTGTTACTTATACTAATTCTTTAACTATGAAATTTCTTGAATTTAGTTCTTTACCAGTTCTCTCAATTATGAGTGGTTGGGTAAGAATGATTAGGGATTATAGAACTGGAGCTTCTCACTTAGCTGGATCAGCTGGATCAGTGGCAGAATACTCAAAAGCTAATTATGCTGGAACTCTTCTGTATTGGACAACTAAACCAGATGGAAGAACAGTAGAATTTTCTGCTTTGTATACTGGTGTATTCCCAACTAAAGATCCAATGGATTTATATACTGGAGATTTAGCTGCTGTAGATAAACTTGAAGTTGATATTGAATTTAATGTCGACTATGCTTGGCATGAAAACTGGGTACATCAAAAAGCCCAAGCTGCAGCTGACTCATACTGGGAAGCTGGTTATGCTGATAGATTCAGAGGACAATCTAATGCAGGCGCAGAAATGCCATAATTTGTTAGTGTTCCTTTCCTAGGTTTATTGTTATTCATTAAGTCACCTAATGATTCTTTATAAGAATTCATTAGGTGACTTAATGAACAAATTTATAATAAAAATTGTAACTATTTTAATTCTAATTCATTAGTAAGTATAGGAGATTATTTTATGCAAAAAGCTGGTTTAGAAATTCTACCAAGTTTTAGTATCAAATTTCCAGAGTATTCTGTTATTACACCTTACTCTAAATTTGAATACACATTAAGGGGATTAAAAGTTTCAGAAGAAGAAGCTCTTAAATCAAGTTTATTATTACCTAATAAATTTTCTGAACATCTTAATGATGTTCTTTATTCAGTAATGATTAAAAAACCTGAAGAGATAAAAACTAAAGAAGATTTCTTAAAGAAGAATACTCTTAAAGATAGAGATGCTTTGATGTTCGCTCTTTATCACGTTACATATAAGGATGTTCATCCCTATGAATTAACATGCTCACAATGTAGTGAAAAAAATAATGTAAAAATAAATTTTCTAAATAGTTTTTCAGTTACTTTCTGGGATCAACCAGAATTAGCACTATCTAAAGAAGTTATGGTTAAATTAGAACAAGCAGAACAACTTACATTTGTAGTGGGTTTACCATCTCTTTTTGAAGAACAGCAAATGTTGAATGACTTATCAGCTGTCTCAGATAAAGAAAGACAAAAGAAAGTAGCACTATTACCAATTAAATATATTTTGATTGACATAGCGTCTGCTAAAAAACAAGACAAAATCGTAGATAGAATCAACATTCAAAGAGTGTATGATGATTTACCAGTATCAGATAGAAAACTTATTGATAAAGCTCTGAAAGATAATTTTGAAAAATATGGTTCAACAATCAAAGTTATATCTAATTGTCAAAAATGTAGAGCGGAAATCAATACAGAGATAGATTTGGTAAACCAGTTTTTTCGAGCAATGTACGAATAAAGATGGGGTGGATCTCTACGTAAAACGTCTACAAGAAAACATATTCCTTGTAATGGAACTTGCAAAACAACAATATACTTCTATAATGGAGATGCCAGTTAAAAGATTCTATGATTTCATAGAATGGAAAATTAAATTTGATGAGGAACTAAATAAAATTAAGAAGAAGAATCTAGAACAAATTTAAAAAAGGGTTTAAATTATTATGGCAGACCCAAATTACAAGATTTTTCAAGATTCGATAGCTGGTAGCAATAATAGAGTTAATGATTTTGTACCAACAATATCATCAGTTGGAGATTTTCAAAAAATAGATGGTATCAATGTTTTAATTAGTTCCATCAGAAATCTATTATTAACACCTCTAGGTTTTTATCCTTTTGATCCAACTTATGGATCACTCTTATATAAAAAAATATTTGAACCTCTTGATAACATATCTATAGAAGAAATTAAATATGAAGTAAGAGAAAGAATAATGGACTTTGATGATAGAGTTAAAGTCACAGCTGTTGATATATTTCCTGTATCAACAGATGGTAAAGCTATTAGAGTTGATGTTAGTATAAAAAGAGGTGAGATAATAGGAACTGCTACTGTTTACATTGATAAAGCAAACAGTCAATTTGGCTTGGAGAGTGCTTAATGGAAAATATGCAGAATTGGTATTCCATACGAGGATACACTAGAGATTTTTTACAATTAGTTTATAGATATTACGCTGAGTGTGGTGTATCATATGTATGTACATATTATAATTTAGATATTCCAGATAGTATTCTTGATACAGAAGTACTAGATGGAGGAGCTTATGAATTAACTGGAGAGTGGTCAGGTCATAAATGGAATAAAATTTTATTCTTACCAGTATACAATACTGAAACAATTGCTAATCCATTTACTGCTGATGAAAGAGGTTTTGGTAAATTTGATACTGTTACTAGTTTTAACTTTCCTTCTTTAGTAGGAATTAAACCACACGTACATGATTTTGTAGTTTTTGAAGAAACTGTACTAAATGATGAAACTGATAAATATGGTTTAGCAGTAGATGAAAATAAACCCAATCCAAAAGTTCCTCTTTATCAAATAGTGAATTTTGAAAAAGCTACTAATACTAAAGTAACATTTTGGAAAGTTAATTTAAAAGTATCATTTAAAGAACAATTAGATTTAGATAATCAACTAAATAATACTTATGTTTTCTTAGATCTAGAGAAAAAAATATATCCTTTAGATAAATCTTATTTCTTATTAAATCTTTTACAAAAAAATAGAAGTCTAACTGGTAACAAATATTTTAAAGAAAATATCGGTTTTTATTTTAATAATTTTTAAGTAGTTAGAACAAATAATAAAAAGGTATATAATAAATGAAGGCAACTGACATAGATAATTATAATAAGATATTATCTAATAAAATTAATATCTATGGTTCTAGAGAATCCATTAGATCTCAACTTTCTGATTTTGCTAAAGAATATCTTGAATTAAAGGATGTAGATTTATATAAAACTAGTTTCTTATCCTATGTCATAGATGTATTATCTATCATTACTGCTAACCAGACTTTTTATACATCTACTATTTATCGTGAATTTTTTATGATTACATCTCAGTTAGATGAATCAGTAATAAACTTAGCTAACTGGATTGGATATAAACCAGAAAGTGCTACTCCATCAACAGTAGATGTTATGCTAACAATCCCATTAACTTTTTCTTCACCTGGAGTCAACTTTATTATTCCTACTGGTTTTCAAGTAAAGGCTGAAAATATTCCTTTTACTGTAGTCTCTAATCCAGCCGCTGAAGCTGCGGCGATTTTTGATAAACAAGCAACTATAAATATCAGTTCTATTCCAGTTGAAAATACAACTGTATCAATTATAAATAATAATGCTATTACGGTTAGAGATAGTAATGGATTTTATAGACCAGTAATGATTGATACTACTAAAAATACAGTTTCCTTTATATTACCTTTTGTACAACAAATAACTACTATTAAACAATTCATGGTTCCCAAATCTCTACAATTTTATCAATTCTATTCAAAAAATTTAGCATTTGATGGAATGGTAGCTGGAATATCAGTATACGTAAGAGAACCCAAAGAGGGTGAAGAATTATCTATTGAAGATGAGCAAAAATATAATATATCAGAATTTGATGAGTGGACTGAATCTGAAAGTGGATTATATACATTAACATCAACTGCTAAACAATATGTATGGAGGGCAGCTACAAATGAAGGTGAGTTATTTTTTGGTAACGGTGTACTAGGTAGACAACCATCTCCTGGTTCAAAAGTTTTAGTTTTATTATATATTACTAAAGGTGAAAGTGGAAAAATAATTCCTAATTCAATTAGTTCTGGAGATGCATTATATTATTATTCTTTACAAACAGGAGACCTTGCATTAGTAACATCTAAGTTACAGAGAATATCTTATTCAGTAACAAATCAAAGTTCAGCTGTAGGTGGAACTAATACTCCATCAAACCCAGAAATTAAACATTCAGCTATTGTCAATTTAAGATCTAAGCAACGTTTTGTTTCTAAAATGGACTATGAAGATATCAATACTATTTTAGGTCCAACTTTTCCTGTAGTAGAATCTATACCAATATTAAAAAGAAGTGATATTAAGATTAATGAAATAATGGTATTTTTGAGACTTTATTATCACGATAAAAATAACTTACCAGAAATAGTTCCTACTAGAAATACTGAATTAATTCTAACTAATATAACTTACTCAAATGGTAAGTATGTTATTCCCAGAAAATATGAAATTTATAATGGTGGAGAAAAATATGAAACTATTTTCAATACTATTATTGATCAAAGGTCACAAGTAGCTTATTATGATTATATTCTTAATAATTTAAATGATACTCCAGCTATGATTTCTAAAAATCAACCTTTTAATGAATCTCAAAAATATATAGCTCAGAGTTTCATACAATTATTAACTACAGATTATAATGTAGATTTTAGTAACCCTGATGAAAATACGTCATCTTCTAGTTCTTTAGCAACTCCATCCACTTATCCACTTGTAATTAAAATGAATATGAATCACATACCTTCAAAAGAGATTACATTTTTTAGAATTAAAGTAATTACTAAATGGGCTAATAACTCTGAATATTATGGTGATGATTTAGTTATACCAACTATTGATTTTAGTTCAGCTGTAAATATAACCTATAAATATTTTACATTAACTATTCATGATTATACATCTATTCCTTCTGGTACTCAAAGAATAGAATATGAAGTTCAAGGTTTAGTTTTAAATGAATCTACAAATAATGAAGAATGGTTTCCTTTACATAGATATTTTTCTGATGTTATAATAAGACAAGATTTATCTGATGTTATGATGAGTACAGTTACTACTACTAGATTCTGGGAAGGAACTTGTCATGATGAAACTAGAGTAATAGTTCATAATACTCCAGTAATTTTATCAAGTTACTTAGATGATACAAAAGGTAATGGAGTATT